GTGGCGACTTGCTAGTATCAGAAATTACTGTATCAATCCTAACGAGTTGGAGTTAAAATGGCGTATAATGGATTAACAGAAGAAGAAAAAAGGTTTCTGATCAAAACTGGTCAGATTAAAGAAACATCAGCAGCGGTTAAAAAACCTGCTTACAAAAAAGAAGAGGAGAACGAATAATGGCCGTATTTTTGTCAAATGGTGCGGTAGTTACTCTTAACAGCGTTGATATATCAGCGTTTGTAACAGGGGTTACTATTAACCGCAGCTTTGATGAACTTGAGATAACAGCTATGGGTAGCCATATATATTGCCCAGTTGCTGCGTAAGCAGACAACAAGAACTTTGCTATATCGGTGAAGCCCACCTAAAAAAGGGTAATACCGAGGCAACCTGCGAAAGCAGAGAGTCCGTAACGACTACACGCAAAGCCCCTAGAAATAGGGTGAAGATATAGTCTGAACTGCATCAATGGAAAAGATGCAGAGATAAGCAGAAATGTCTTATCCGCCGAAAGGTAGTAACAAAATGGATACAGCTCACAAGTTTGTCAAAGGTTTAGAGGCATCGACTATTACATTAGACCTGCTTAATAATGATGCAGCAAGCGGCTCAGGTGCAGTAACTGCAACCTTAGCAGCAGCATGGGGTACTACAGTACCGCTAGTAATTAAGCGTTCTAACGCAGTAATTAGCACTACAAACCCAGAGTATCAAACTACAGTGCTTGTCAATAATACACAAGATCTTAACGGCGCCGTCGGCGACATATCAACGCAGAGTATTACATTTACTTGTAACTCAGTTATAGTAGTAGATACAACACCTTAATAAAGGAGTAATAATGGCAAAGCTAAAGATAACAAGGGCTAATGGTGAAGTCACAGAGCACAAGATAACACCAGGTGTCGAGTACGCTTTCGAGTTAAAGTACGGATCAGGTATTAGTAAAGTCCTACGTGAGCATGAACGCCAGACCGAGATTTATTGGTTAGCGCATGAGTGTTTACGTAGGGCTAACGTAACTGTACCTGTATTTGGTATTGAGTTTATAGACAGCTTAGATACTGTAGAGGTATTAGACGAAGAAAAAAAATAGCGCAGCGGGATTCAACACTTTATACGATAGCCAGCCTATCTGTAGAACTGGGGATTCCGCCTAGCGAGTTTATCAATATGGATGCTGAAATGCTTAGGGCAATAATCCAGGTACTTTCAGATAGAGCTAAGGAGTTGAAAAATGCCAGTAAACGTCACAGGCGTTAAGCAACTTCAAAAAGCCTTGAATAAAGTTGAGCCAGAACTTAACAAACAAATGTCTAAAGATATTAAAACAGCCATGCTTATTGTCCGAGATAAAGCACGTGGCTATTTACCACAACAGAATGAAGTATTAAGTGGGTGGGGTAAAGGTACTCAATCTACCGATACAGCTAAATTTAGACCTTTCCCACCTTATGATTATTCACTAGCAAAAAATCTTATTAAGTATAATGCTGGTACAAATAGACGTAATAGATCAGGTTTTGCAGCTGCATTTTATGTAGCCAACATATCAGCACCTGGCGCAATCTTTGAAACTGCTGGCCGTAAAAACCCTAGAGGATCTTCTGATTCTAGAAGTCTTAACCCTAATGCTGGTGTTAATTTTATAGAATCTGCTGAATCTATTAGCCAGATGAAAGGCCAGGGCAAACAAAAAGGCCGCTTAATTTACAGAGCATGGTTTGAAGAATCCAACAAAGTTATACCTGCCGTGGTTAAGGCTATCGATACAGTGGCAACAGATTTTAATAAAAAGACCCAACTAGGTAAGGCAGCATAATGGCCAATTTAATTGTCAGTGCAGTTAGCACCTTTGATAATAAAGGATTAAAAAAAGGCAAGAAAGAAATCAGCACCTTTGAAAAACAAGTAAAGAGTTTTGCCAAAGTATTTGCCACAGCCTTTAGCGTTAGAGCCTTAACTAATTACAGCAAAAAAGCCGTACAAGCGTTTATGGCTGATGAGAAGGCTGCCAAGTCATTAGAGCAACAATTAAAGAATACTGGTTATCAGTTTAGCTCGCCAAGCGTAGAGCTTTATATCGCCAACCTACAGAAAACTACAGGTGTATTAGATGATGAATTACGCCCAGCTTTTCAGCAATTACTAACAATAACAGGCTCAATTACAATGAGCCAAGATGCCCTAAATACAGCTATGAATGTATCAGCTGCCACGGGTCGATCTTTATCACAGGTTACTACAGCCTTATCACGTGCTTACGCTGGTAATACCACAGGCCTTAGCAGATTAGGTGCTGGACTAGATAAAGCCTTATTAAAAACTGGCGACATGGATAAAATCATGGCCAAACTTAATGAAAAGTTTGCAGGTCAATCCGCAGCCAGATTAGGTACTTATGCTGGAAAGATGGATTTACTAGCCGCTGCCGCAGCCAACTCACAAGAAATTATCGGCAAAGGTTTATTAGATGCATTAACTGCTTTAGGTGATGATAACAGTATTGAAAACATAACTACTGGCATGGAAAACTTTGCCACAGCTATAAGTGAAGTAGTTGTAGGGTTAGGACAAGTAGGCAGTAAATTAAAAGATTTAACAAACGTGCCTGGCGTTGGCAATATATTTGATGTTAGAAATATCCCAATTATCGGGGCGTATATTGGCGGACTTAGACAAATTGGTAGAGGCGCTATGCCACAGCAAGATCGTGGCGGTCAAGAAAGAACCGCAGGTAGAGTTAATGCTCAACAAAGAAAACTGGAAGAAAGAGCTATTAAAAACTCTGTTGCATTACGAAAGGCAGAGAACGACCTATTAAAGAAAAAAACAGCTGTAGATCAATTAAAAGATAAGTTTGACCTAGAGCGTATAGGCTTAAATGTAGCCTTAAATGAAGCTGTAGATGCAGAAACTAAATTACGCATAAAAGCACAGTTAGCCATTTTAGATAATAACGAAGCATTAGCAAAGAAGTTATTGGCTGAGATGGAAGGCAAGAAAGCCACAGAAGAATTAACTACTCAGTTTTACGCATTGAGTGAAGCTGCTAAAAACTTATTATTATCCTTTGGAGTTAGCCCAGATCAAATTGGCCCAGGGGGAACTATTACTGCTACTGGTGGTCGTGGCCGTATGGGTAACCTTGCAGATGTAGCCATCAATAATCCAGAGTTTGGCTACAGTAATGAATCCAGAGCATTAGGCCTAGCATTAGGATTTACACCAGGTATTAGCCGTGGTGGATCAGCACAAGAAATGAGAGTAACTGTCGATGTAGCAGGGGCTGGCGATAAGTTAAGCCAAGCTATTGCAGAAAGCATACAGATCGCTACTCGTAATGGATACAGCACAGTGCCTGCTGGACAAGGGTTCTAATGACAGTACCTGTAATAAATGCAGTGATTAACTTTAGCACTGGCCCTAGTTTTGCCCAAGCCATGATATTAGATACAGGTATTTTAGATACAAATGTATTAGCAGATTCAGCAGCTGTAATTGTAGACGTATCTAATCAAGTAAATAGAATTGAAACTAATCGAGGCCGTACTGCTCTTAGCGATCAATTTCAAACAGGCTCGCTTACATTACGCATAGTAGATCAAAATGGCGATTTTAACCCACAAAACGTATCAGGGCCTTATTACAATTTATTGACACCTATGAAGAAGGTGCAGATTACTGCTACCTATGGTTCTACTACTTATCCTATATTTTCAGGGTATATTACAAGTTACGTTACAACCTATCCAGATGAATCAGAAGCAGATTTAGCCATGACTACTATACAAGCTGTAGATGCTTTTAGATTAGCCCAATTAGCACAGATAAGCACTGTTACTGGTGCAACGGCTGGCGATCTATCAGGTACTCGTATAAATCAAATACTAGATGAAATTGACTGGCCAGTATCACAGCGTGATATAGATGCAGGTCTTACTACATTACAGGCAGATCCAGGCACTAACCGCACAGCATTACAAGCTTTACAAACTGCTACAGAATCTGAATATGGCGCTATCTATGTTAGTGCCGATAATAACTTTGTATTTCAAGATCGAGGCGTAACTGCTGGATCTATTGGTGGCACACCTACAGTCTTTGCAGATAATGGCACAGGCATAGATTACTTTGATGCTACCTGGATATTAAACGATGTATTGGTATTTAATAAAGCCACTATCACTAGAGCTGGTGGAAGCCCACAGGTAGCCCTAAACCAAGCCAGTATAGATAAGTACTTTTTGCACAGTTACTTTTTAGATAATCTGTTAATGCAGTCAGATGCTGTAGCTCTAGATTATGCAAAG